TTTCAAGAAGTTGATGTCTTTTCTGATATTGCATGAAGCATTGAAGTTATTTTATCTAATTTGTTAGATTGTTCTTCAACTTTGTCTTCTAAATTTTGTATTTTATTCTTAGTAGTTGTATCTACTCCACTTCCTAATTGAGCAGAGACTTGTCCCGTACTAGCACGCTTACCATCTACGTAAGTTTCTTTTAGCATATTATGTATAGTCATTTTATTTCCTATTATTATTTATACGGGGGTTCTAAACAAGGGGAGATATAAATACCCCCCCTTAAATTGTTTATCTATTAGTTGTTGTCAGTTTCGTCAATACCAGATATGTCGCATAAAACTGCCCATACCCTAATTTTGCCGACTGTTGACTGAGCACCTGCTACTAATACATCAATTGTATCTGCTACTTTACAAGTAAGCATTGGTGCACCATCAGCAACGTCTCTAGGTGCATAACTAGCACCTGTAGCATCGTAAGCATCTACGAAAGCATCAGGATCCGAAAATCCTGCTGTACTTCCTGTAATACCAACATCTAGTACTACTGAAGCTGAACAAGCTACGAGTACTTCTACTCCTGCTGCCATTACTAATGTTTCCGCTGGAACATCGATCGCTTGAACGACATCATTTTGTGCTGGATTAAACGTATCCAGATTTACTGTGTTTTCAACTAAGTAAGGTGTTCTACCATTAGACGGATGCCCTGTAGTACCACCAACTCCTGTTTTATCCCAAGTTGCCATAATATATTTCTCCTATCTATGATTAACCTATTGTTATTACGCCAGAGTAAACTGCTTCAGTTCTTAGAACTTTTCTTCCAAAAACGTGCAATCCTCTAACTATGTCTGAAAATGAATCAGGGTCTCTGATAAGTTCAGTTTTCGCAATATGGTTTGCAGTTGCTACTGCACCTTGATGTCCATAAAGGAAAGCGTACTCATTAGCACCTGCTGATCCAAAAGTTTTACTTGCTGCTGCTCCACCTGATACAGCTATAGCATTAGTAGTATACATTCTAAACCCAAATAAAGGTCTATCTGTAATCATACCATTTCTCATAGCTGAAGCTGATCCATCATTCATTATTGATTGATCAACGATTTTAGCACCTGCTTTTCTAAGTTGTTGATAGAAAGCTGGTGGTGCAACGAACCATCTATTTTCTTCTGGTACATCTCCACCATCAAGAACTGTTTTAGCTGCTGACATAATATCTGTTAATGTGTCAACTGCTGCATCACCATCGATAGGTGAACCGTCTGTTCCTGTATTAGCTGCTGATGTAGACGCTCCGTCATAAATCGCACTTAATACATTAAAGTCGTAGTTCTTTTTAAGTGCATAAGCACCTGAAGAAGTTGCAAGAGCTTCAAAGTTTACATGTGATTGTCTTTCTTCGATGTCATCTACTTTAAACGCAAAGTACGAACCTTGGTCGACTGTCAATTGAATTTGATCGTCTGCAAGTGTTTGCGTGTTAACTGTTTGACCTCTAGCGTAGTCATTCACCGTAATAGTCGGCTCTTTTATTATATTTACTGTGTCGCCAAAATTTTCAATTTCTCCAGCATAATCAGTGTTTGTAATATCTTCTACAACTGATGCTCTTCTGAAAAATTTTTGAACCTTTTGACTATAAATTGCTGGTGCCCAGTTACCTGATGGTAAATTCTGATAGCCAGCTGCTTTTCCCATTGTTGCCATAATGTTTGCCTGTGGTTATAGTTGTTAGTTTAAGGTTGAATCCTACCTTCTCTTGAGGCTTCATCGATTTCAGCTTCAAACTTCTCAAACGTTCTTCTATTCATCTTACTAATTTCAGAGTTAGACCAGATTTTCTTTGTAGGAAGATCTGATTCAACAGCTTTTTTAGTTTTAGATATTGCTTTGGCAGCTTCTTTTTTAAGATTTGTACTTTCCTTTTTACTTAAGTCACTAATGCCTCGATCCATTTTATATAGATCAATTGCTCTAGCAGCTAATGTAGCGTTAGATGTATTTTCATACAACCAACCTTGGATAGTAGGATCTTGTTTTCCAGCCCATTCATGAAAATCGTCTTCTTGACGAAGGTCACTAAAGTCAGGATGGATTCTTAGAAGTTCTACTTCTGCTTTCTCTTTACTAATTTGTTCTTGTTGAGCTTGTAAACTTTGGTATTTCTCCTCCATCTCTTTAGCTCTAGTATCAGCCTTTGTCATAGCTATGGTTTCAACCATTTCATAAACATCGGGATACTCCTTTCTCCAAGCTTCTAATTCAAGCTTAGATTTAGGTGGAACAAATTCTTTAGTAGATGTTTCCAATTGCGTTCTTAAAGTTCTAACTTCATCTTTGTGCTTAAATAAAGTAGAATCATAGTGTTTTTTTAAATCGTCATAACGTTTCTTAAAAACACGATCTTCTGCATTTTCAGGGCGTTCAGTTGAAGGAGTAGCTTTGCCATCGTAGCTTGCAATTTCTTCAGATGTTTCTGTGTCCTCTTGAACGGTTGCTGTCTCTGCTTTCTCTTCGTTAAACTTACTTAATTCTCCTCTAGCAAATGCCTCAGTTTCGGGATCACTTTCGTCATCTCTATGTTTCTGATACATTGATTTGCTATCTGGTTTCTTAAATAGTTTATCTTTTTTCGTTTCAACTTCCTTAGAAGCTGTAACTACTTTTTCATTTTCCATTATTTTTTCCTCTTGGGTTGAGTGCCTTATGGATAAGGGTAGCTCTAAACTGTTTCCATATTTTGTGGGCTAGCCATTAAACCTGCTTGTTCAGTAGGCTGACTAGGTGGCACATTGTTTGTTTCCATCGGTTGACCCATAGTTGCTGTAACTTCCGTAAGGAAACTATTTACAGCTTCTTGTGGATCTGTAATACCATATTTCTGTGTAGCAAAATTGCTAATAGCAGATAGTGGTAATACTACATTAGGTTCGTTAGGTCCTATTTTTTCCATTACTGGAGAAAATTCTGGAACTATTTTACCTAATGCTATCTTAACAGATGGAGATAAAATAGCACTTATGGCTGCTCTATCTTCAGCTGTTAAAGTTTTAAATCTTTCTGCAAGAACAACTTCAATTTCAGTAGAATCTGGAAATTGTTCTCTTAAAGATAATTCTGTATTGTTTGATACTTGCTCTACTGGTGCTTGCTCTACTGGTGCTTGCTCTACTGGTGCTTTCATTGCACTCATGTCTGGAGCAGCAGGAACATTTGGTCTTTTATTTAGCATACCTGTCATTGTTGCACCTGTTTGATCTATTGCCATTATGCTAATACCTCTTTATTTTTTTTATTTTTAATTAATTTACTAATTCCTAAACTTACTTGCTCTATTAATGTATTATATAATAATCCTCTTAATGTAAATTTATCTTTTCCTAAAGTATATTTTACATATTGTATTTTATATTTCATTATGTGATGCCAAAATTTTGTAAGTAATTTATTTGTTTTCATTTTTTTAGCAGTTGGTATTGCCCATATCCAGTAACCTTTTAAATCATCTTTATCCCATTTATTAATAGTATAATCCCAATGAATTTTATAATCATTATCTGAGATTAATTTTTGTCTATTTAATTCTGTGCATATTACTGAACTTGAAACTACTTTTCCAATTATCCCACCTGCTACTGCACCAATAGGACCACCTACTGCCATACCTATTGCAGCACCTGTTCCTGCTGCCTGACTTTCTTTTTTACTAGCACCCATCATTTGTGCTACACTATACCCCATCGCACCTGCAGTTCCTACTCCACCAACTGTACTTGCACCAACTGGCGTTTTACCAAGTTGTGTTATAGGTGTCATTATATTACTTTGATTTGTTGTTTGAGCAATATTTAATACACTGTCACCTTTAATAGCTTTGTATGTATTTAAAGCAAAGTCTGCACCTTTAAATAAATTATTAGTTAGTTGTGCTCTTTTAGCTAATTTTTGTTGATCTTCAATTAATTTATATGCTTTTGCTAATCCATCATCTTGTGTACTACCTGTTGTAGAAGACATAGCCATTACTTTTTGTAATGCTGTTTGACCTGTACTTTCTGGTGTTCTTTCAGGTTCTTGAAATGCTATCTCCTGTCTACCACCAGTAGTTGATGAAGT